ACCGATGGGTCTCCGAGCATCTCGGCGAGCTTTTCGATCTGACGCTGCGGACCCAGCAGATAGCGGTTCGCGCGGGCGATGTCCGGCTCCTCGAACAGCGAGGCCGTGATCAGCGGGTTCTGCAGGAGGCCGGGGATCTTGGCCATATCGGCCAGCGCATCGAGCTTACCGGCGCGCGTGTCGGGCAGGAAGTTGATCGGCTCGACGTTGAGCGTGTACGACCCGTTGTCGAAGTCGAACTTCTGCCAGTCGATTTCCTTGATCCAGGGCGCCAGCTCCACGCCATCCGGCAGATCGGCCTCGGCGAGATCCTTGCCCTCGTCGATCGTGCACTGTCCGAGATCCGTACGAGCGAGCGAATACTGCATCTCGAACTGCGAGTGACGGTCGGACTGGATGTCCTCCATCGTGTCCAACGCCTTGCCGGACGCGTTCGGCCCAAGGGTGGACTTCGCCGCGGCGCCCAGCTGCGAGACGCCACTGATCTCGTACATCTCCTGGATCTGCCAGCGCAGCGAGTCCATCGCCTGAGTCGAGGCAGGGTTCGGCGCGATGTACTCCGGCTTGCCGTTGTCGTACTCGACAACCGCCGGGTGCCGCGCTCGCAGGTGGTTGTTGTTCACCCCAGCGGACCGCGGCTTAAAAATCTTGAGCGCCGAACCCCAGTAGAGAGCCTCCTGGTGATCGGCCCACAGCTCGTTGACCTTGTTCTGACAACCGGCCAGCTGCTGCACGAGCCCGATGCCGAGGAAGCCGCGGTTCGAAGGCGTCCATTGCAGGCGGGCGATCGGGAATCGCGGCCGAGTCCAGCTGCGGATCTCCAGGGGCTCTCCGTCGGACCGGATCGCCATGACGAACCGGCCATCGTCGCCACCCGGAACCGACGGCAGCCGCCACCCCTTGATGACCTCGATCTGATCCGGGTCGATCGGAGCGTCGTAGTCGTACGGCGACCAGATATCGCGCGTGGCGGGGCTCGCCGACTCGATGCGCTTCCGGTGCTCCGGGTACAGATGAATCAGCAGGTCGCGATCCATCAGTCGGACCCGAGCAAGCGTACGTGGCCAGCCACCCATGCGGGGCTCGCCGTCATCGAACACGAGCTCACAGCGCGGGAACCGCTCGGGGCAGACGTCGCCGCCGTTGCGGACGACCTCGGCCATGCCGTCTCCGCGGATGACCGCATCGCGCATCATCATCGGCATCTCGCGCTCGACGGACGGTTTGCCCATTTTGCGACGGAGCACGCGACTCGCGCGCTCAGCGTAGAGCTTCTCGGAGTACTCCGCGTCGTCACAGCCGATGATCGGCATCGAACGCCGCTTGCCGATGCGGCTCACGACAGTATCGATGATCGACTGGATGATGTTGAGGTAGCTGCTGGCCTTCGACTGCGAGCGTAGAAAGTCAGATGCCGCAGCGCCGAGTCGGCGACCTACCGGTCGGCCCTCGTAGATGGCCTCGTGAATCAGATCGAGCGCGTGGTAGCCGCGCAGATACGTGCGGCGCACGTCGGACCAGTGCCACAACGCGGTCGCAGTGTCCTCGGGCTCACGCTCACGCCACCAGCCCTTGCCGGTGTAGTCGGCAGGCGGATCGTCGTACTGGCGATCGGACCGCCGGTCTGCGACGTCTCTCTGTTTACGCTTCGCCAGACATAGCGGAAGCGCGTACCTGGGGCGCAGTCAGGGTGGAGCACAGAGCTGACTCGGAATCGATCGGCATCGCGTGCATGAACCCGTCGCGCAGAAGAGAATCCGTCCGAGCGACAGCGCCATCGAAGCACATCCGAATGCACATAGGGCAGACAGTAGCGTATGACCGGACTCGGATCTCGTAGCCGTCCGACTTCATCGCCGACCCACCACCGGCTGCAGTTCGCCGTTCGGTATCCCTGAGTCAACCGCGTACTCGAACGCCGGACCACCCATCTGCTTGTAGATAGCCATCCGGTCATCCTCGGCCGGCCGCTCCTGGGCGCGCTGCGGCGCGCCGGTCAGTTCCACGTGAACCGCGCCGACGGTGACAGCGCCAACGGACACACCGTTCTCGCGCGCCCATTCGAGGAGCGCGAGCACTTGCTCGGTGTCACCGCTCGCAATTGGCTTCTTCAAGCTCACGCTCCTCCCTTATAGCCCATTCGGGCGTTCCAGGTAAGATTTCAGCTTCGGGCGGACGGTATCGGTGGTGGAAGCTCTCACGGTGTGCGTATAGGCCGCCGTCTGAGGCATCCCTGGGAGTCGAGTCCTCCTCTTCCTTGCCGTCCACCGTACGCAGCTGCTTCCACCGGTGGACCTTCCACTCGTTCATCAGTACACTGTCCTTGCGTAACTTGATGAAACCCTTACGGATGTCGGTGTTTAGTTGGTTCTGCGCGATCCGCTTGTTCTGCTTGGTCGCCTCAATGATCGGGATGCCGTAGCGGTCGACCCAACGCTTGCTCCAACCCATCACGGCGCCTTTGCCGCCGCCGCCCGCGTCCGCGGTGATCATGGACAGGTTGATCTGTCCCCTGACGTCGTTCAGGAACGCCGCCATCTCGTCGTAGTCGAGCCCGGGTCGCTTCCACGAGGCCAACTCATAGAGCACAGGGTCTCGGCCGCTCCAGGCCCAGACCACGAACGCGAAGGCCGCGCGCGTTCCCAGGTCGGCCCCCAGGGCGGTGTAGTAGTCCCGCAGCTGATCGGCTCCAGGCAGATCGCGCAGCGCCGCGCGCAGGTCCGGGAACCCGTTAGCTCCAAGGCGCACCGGCGCGTAGACGATCTCGTGCTCGGGAACGCGATGCAGCGCGTAAACGTACCGGCTGTCGGATTTGACCCAGCGTGCGTAGTACTCGCGCAGCAGATCCGGATCGTCATCCTTCCAGCCGTTCTCACGGATCGCGGCGCCGGCCGAACGCTCCCAGCGGATGGCCTTGGCCGCTTCCTCAGCTGCAGCCTCGTCGGGGTACGGCCCGTGCTCCTTGCCCGTGTTGTCGATGACCGACCAGACGCCGCCCTCCGACCACGTGACACGTCCGAACATCGGGTTGTCGGTCGCCGCGATCCGGTGAACATCCCAGCCGACGAGCGGGGTCTCGTCGTCGGTCGTGACTTCGTAGAACATCCCAGCGCAGTCTTTTCCTGGGGTCCCGGTCAGCCAGCACTCACCGTCGTAGTCGGACATCGCTGCCACGATGACGGCCTTATATAGGTCGGCGAGTCCGTGGAGATCCTGCGCCTCGTCGATCCAGTAGACGTGCTTCGCGATGCCGCGCAAGCGCTCGGCCATGCCAGCGGTATCGGCGCCGAACAGATCGATCTGCGACCCGTTGGAGAAATCGATGACCAGATCGCCCTTGCGAATGTACGCGATGACCCCAGCGAGGTCGTAGGACTCCACGCCAGCCTCATCTCGGCGCCGGCCATGGGCGCGGATGACGTCTACGAACCCGGTGCGCGTGTCATTCTCCCAGGCGCGCTTCCTCGCGTCCTTGAGGGTCCCGGTGATGTACGTGGCGCGGTGACCGGGCTTCTCGATGCTGCGCGCGACGAGCTCGCGGCATCCGCCGGCCGTGGCGCCGGACCGACGGGTCTTCTTGGTCGCGCGGCGCTTGGCCTTGCTGGTGAAGAAATCGCGCTGCTTGGGATAGAAAAACGACCTGAGTCTGACGGTCAGCGCGAGAACGTCTGCCTGTGCCGCGGCGGCCTGAGCGGCCGCGCGGCGGCGCTGGAGAATTTCCTCAGCGCGGAGTCGATCCACGCGGCATCCCATACGGTGCGTAGGTCTGCGTCAACCGCTCCGACTCGTCGTAGACCTCGCACCACCACGGGCGTAACGGCCACGTGCGCTGGATGTGAGCCTCGAGAGCGTCTACCAATCTGGGGGCGGTGTCGTCGCAGATCATGAACATGCCGCCGAGCATTTCGTCGACGGCCAGCTGCACGAGACGACGCAACTCGGAGCGCAGCATAGCGACTGGCTCACCGAGTTCGCGGTGCACGCCGGCCTCGATGTTGCCACCGGGCAGATCGACGGTGACCAGCGTGTAGCGCTCGGTGATAGGGTGGGTTGGAACGATGGCAACATAGCTAGTCTTCGCGTCGCATCCCTCTGACGTTGCTACCACCGGTATTCTCACGACACCACCGCCTCGTCAGACGCGTCGACCACCTCAACCCGACGACCCATCCGCTCGAGCGAGATCCGGGCCGAATCGCCGAGCATGAACAGCCTCAGCAGGCACTGCTCACAGGTTCCGTGTTGAACGGCCTCGGGCTCGGCGAACCAGTCGGCGAACGTCACGATCATCGCCCGGTTACCGGTGTACGTGGGTGAAGCGGCATCCTGTCCACAGAACGTCTGCGTCAGGCCAGCGAGCACGCAGGTCGAGGCCCACGAGGACTGAGCCTGGGGCCTGAGCGTCGCGATGACCGACTCGACCGGAGCTGAATGGGCCACGTCATCACTCATGCAGACCTGACACACGGATCCGGTGCCGCGTTCGCCGGACGGAAGTGAATAGGAGAACTCACGGCCGGGTCGGCCGCAGGCGCAAGTGCTCATTTACCGAGCCCTCGACGATGTGACGCCTTGAACTCAGCCGCGATCTCGGCTGGCGCGGGACGCGGATCGTATTTGTTGTCGATCTCCTCGGAAAAATCGAGTCCGACAACCTCATAGACCACGTACATGCTTCCCTGCTCCTTGATCGTCCGTACCCCCATCACCTTGCCGATAGATTTCTTCGCTGACCGCGCGTGCCGACTGAATGAGATGATGTCGTACGGCTGGCACCGTATCTCCCACATCCTGTCGGACGAGTTGAACAGCTGGCACATCTACTTCTCGCCCCCCGGCGCAATCACCGCGCACAGCCCCTGAATCGCTTCACGCAGCGTCGCGCCAGTCGTAGCCATGGTCTGCTGCGCGGCGTGTGCGGTATGCGCGGCGGCCTGGAGGGCGCGGTAGGCTTGGAGTTCGGCGCCGGTGAGGATGAGCATGCGATCAGCCCAACGTCCGTTGACGTGGTTCACGAAGCCATCCGGATCGGTGTCCATGAACCCGTTGACGTTCGCCTTGCGGGCCACCTGATCGTAGACGTCGGCGACATCTGGTTCCTCGCGCGCCGCATCGACCTGAGCCTGTGCCTCCGCGCTTCTCACTTTCCGCCTTTCTTCGCGTCCCGCACGACCTGCATCTCGCCTTCGAACGTCTTGGCGGCCGGGACCATCTCCGGCGACGGGGTTGGCATCCGCTTGGCGGCGTCGATCTGGCTCTGGGTGATGGGGTCACGGGGTCTGGGCATGGCCATTTGTATCACTTCGCCTTCGTGGGTTGAAGCTTGACCGGTTCCGGGGCCGGGACCGGCGCGGGGTCACCGACCGTCCGCACGATGGAGCTGATGTTCGACATCGGCACCTCCACGTTGTGCCAAGCGGACTCGGCGCCGATCCGAACCTCGAACACGATGCTTTCGAATCGCTCGCCGAGCACCGAATCTCCGACGCGCGGAGTGATCTTGTTCGCGTACGAGCTCGAGCTCGGCCTCGCGAGCGACCACTCGCTACACTCGGTGCCGAGGGTCACGGGACTGCGAAAACGGATGTGGGTGATCACTGCAACACCACCCTGCCCGGAGTCACCTCATGGATCAGCGCGCTCATGCCCTCGACGACCGTCGTCACGTGGGCCTCCCGGATGAGCATCAGCTCCTTGGATACGTCCTCGGGGTCCGGGAACACAATTTGCTCTCCGCCATTTGTGTATCGGAAGAACGTGATCATGTCCCCCTTCTTTACGATCAGCGGCACGGTGTCGCCTTTCGACGTGATTCGCCCGTGGCCGGCTTCGATGACCTCGGCAAACAGGAAGGGTGTGTTGTCGATCGCCATCTGGGGGCGATACAGGCCGCTGGAGGTGCGCTCTCCCTGAGAGATGACACGGACTAGGAGGCGATCGTAGAGCGGTTTATGAGTAGTCATCTGGTCTCCTTGGTCCACTGGACGTCTTCGGCACGGTACCACTTGGCCGGGAATGGCTGTGACTCCATGCCATCACGAATCGTCTTGGCGACGTGGTCCACGGCCACAATCGGAGGCAAGTCGAGTTCGCTGCCCCGAGAGCGCATGCTGATGCACTCAGCTCCGTCCTCGACTTCTCCGATGAACACTTCGCCGTTGTCGCCTATCCGATATAATTTCACTTGAGGAACTCACTTAGCGGCACATAGACCGCTGCCTTGTAGCGGCCCCGGACGCTCTCCGAACTGGGACCAATGGACGTGCAGACGACACCCGTCGTCCGCGTGATACCGAGAGCGTCGAGTAGTTCCTGCGCGTAGCCGCGACCGCGGTCATCGCGCCGGACGTAGACGTAGAACACAGTCGGGACCACTGGCCCCTCGCAGTACAGAATCCAACCGCGGATCTGGTCCTGGTCTTCTGGCCTCACACTAAGCCACGCGCGCGTATCCTTGCGGTCGAGCACAGCGTCGATCTGCTGGCCGATCTGCTGACCGTTCCGGCTGCGGAGGTGCCGCTGGCTGGCATGGCATGACAGCATGCTCCTCGCCCACGTCGCGGCGATGTATCCCTGATCAGAGGAGCGAGGGCGACGGATCATGACGGCATCTCGTAGTCGTACACGAAGACTCCATCCTCGAGGTGAGAACGTCTGGTGTAGGTGACGGTTACATACGGAGCCACGGGACGGTCCTCTGGGCTCATGGCGAGGAGTGCCTTGGCCTCATCGGAGGCCATCGATTGCTGGGCAGGAGCTGGTGAGGTCACCCGCTTCGCACCCGGCATCATGAACACCGAGCCGTCGAATGGCCCGCCGACGAAGCGTGAGCGTCTCATCGCATCACCCTCCTGATCGCCGCCGCCTCATCACTCGGATCCGAAAAAACCGCGCGACGCTGCTCATCGGTTAGCTTAGCCGCATAGGCAACCAGCTTGGCGTGCCGCTGACACGCCTCGGCAAGCGTTCTCACCGTGACACCCCAGTCCCATCTAGCCGGTGAGCCGTGAAGCGGCCCAGCATGGACGTCCGGCCAACGGAGCCCGGCCGCGATGACCGACTCCCAGTGCTGAGAGCCTGGGATGGCAAGGAGCTGGACGGGAATCACGAAGCGCCCTCGTCAGAGGGCTTGCATCCATCACGGAACGTCGGACAGAACGTCCGACCGAACGCCGTTCCATCCTTGATCGCCAGCCAGCGATCGGCGCCGGTGATCGGCCACTCTTTGACGATCTCAAGCAGCGCGGCAAGAGCGGCGACCGGAGTCTCGCCCCATGCCGTGTACGGGATATCATCGGGGAACGACGCGGTGCAACCGTTGTCTCCGTCGTGGACTTCAACACGGAGGACGTAGGTGGTGACATATGCTGTCATTCGAACCTCCGTCGCTCGATCTCGTCGGCGATCATCTGAAGCTGCTGTGCGACAGCGCGAAGCTGGCGCGGATTAGGCGGCAACACACATGTGCCCCTGAGCGCATCAGGGTCGCCGGATTCGGCGACGCGCACGATTCCTTCGTGGAAATCCACACCTGGATCTTCGCCGTCGACATACGACGACGGCATCTGCGACAGCATGTACTGCATGAAGTCTCGGCCGGTCATGGCTTGCTCCCATCGCTCCGCACATCGGCACCTTCGCTGTGCGTGACCCACGTATGCGGATGCCAGGCTCGGGCGATCTGGTAGGCGAGCCAACCGGCCACTACCTGTGACCCTCGTAGATACGGAAGGCATTCATCCCACATGGCTAGCTTCCATCCGCGATAGGCGGCCTTTGAAAGAAGGCCTGGACGCATCCGGCCGGCACAGATTACTCGCGCCGCGTACTCCGACGCCCACTGTTCGGCGTTCACTTCAACTCCAACTGCGCAAACCTCGCGCTCGCCTCGTCCTCAGCTTCCACGGTCCGCTTCAGCTGTTCGCGGTCCGCCTCACTTAGCTCACCGAGCGCCGGCTTGAGCACGGCTGTGGTCCGCTTCTCAACCGACCCGGTGATAGCCCGGTCAACAGCCGCCTGACCAACCCCAGCCGCGGCGCAGTCGTGGGCGTCGTACTCGCGCCGGGCTACCTCGGGGTCCTCGACGCGCAGCCCACAGAACCCGCACGCACACTGCGTGAAATACTGGATCCCGTGTCGAGTCTCGACGCTACGCAGCGCAGCCTGACGGTTCCGCTGGTTCGTCTCGCGGCGGAGGTCGGACAGCCGGACCCCGTAGCTCTGCATCCGCGCCTCGAACGACTGACGCGACTCACCGTACCGAGGGCGCGGCGTCATGTCGACACTCGTGATGGCCACGGCGAATCCGCCACCGGCGGCCAGCTCGGCTTCGGTTAGCGGGCTGCGGAGGTCGGGCTGCGCGGAGCCGGCGGCAGTAGAATGGCGACGAACCGCGGCTTCGAGTTCGGCTTGGGTGGCGCGGCGTGGTTCGCTCACTGCTCACCCTCACGGTTCCGCAGGCTCCGCATGATCCCGTAGAACGGGATGCCGTTGGCGGTGTCTGCGGCCACGCACTCCTCGTCGGTCTCGCGATTCAGCCGGTCCCGCAGGACTCGCGACCGCTCTGCGAGGAATCCTCGTACCCGTTCCAGCTGAGACGGCGGCTGCGTCGGCGCTCCGACTGCCACGGTCTCACTCTCGCCCCACCGTCGCCTCGCAAATAGTCTCCACCACGGAGGCCGCGTAACCTGATCGCGCATACTTACGGCTACCCCGGGTGGGCGCCGATGTCAATCAGGTTCTTGGGGTTGCGTCGTGTTCGCCTTCGTGATCGGGGAGCTTCGTGCACCGGCTACTACTTCCGCATCGGCACTTCACGAACTCATGGCACTGGTCCATGTATCCACCGTACTCGTTGATTGGGACGAGTCTGTGGCCGGCGTGCTTCGCAAACCATCGGACGTCTACCTCCCCGTATCCACCAAAGGACAGCGACAGACTGTATCCGAATTCTTCCTCCAGTGGAGCTAGAGCACTGATAACCTTGGAGTGTTTGACCAAGATGGCCATCTCTCTGTCGCGATGGTTCGCGTCATTGAAATAGTGCGTATCATCGCAATCAAGACACTTGATGTTCCAGTCGGTGCTCATATCCACAACCTGTAACACACGCCTGGCCCCACCGCTCGGCCAATTACCCCACCGCTACCCCACAAGTAACCGACACCAGGTCAGGCCGGTCGCATACTGAACCCATGCTGACCAAACAAGAGATGTTTACGCGGGCGTGGAACGGACTCAGGGCCCAGGGCTGGAAACTGAGCATCAACCCCAGCGGATCCTGTAGATACAAGAGTCCCGACGGATACCGATGCGCATGGGGACATGTCGACCCGTATGGTACCGACCGCCCGGAGGCAGAAGGCATCGGGGTTCGCAGACTCGCAAGGGAAGGCATCGGAATCGCGGCCGTTCTCAAGGGGCCCGAGCTCAGTTTTGCCGGGAAACTCCAGGCGGCGCATGATGACTCTGCGTCGGGAAATAATCCTAGTCGCTCCGACATGGAAGCCAACCTCCGCGCCCTCGCTGCAGAGCACGGGTTGGAGGTGCCGGAGTGATCCCCCGCCTCCACGGCAACACCCCCCTCGACACCACGCGTCACCGCAACGCGCTGAGCCTGACCTCGTTCACCCTGGCCATCATGTACCTGAGCTGCATCTACTCGAGGGACCGCGAGACCCGTTCCGGGTTCGAGCGGCTGATCAACAACACCATGCTGATCCGTTGGGCACAGCACGGCATCCCGGGAATCTGCGAATGACCCCGCACGAGGCACTGCTGTTCGCGGCCCGTGTGCTGCAGCAGACCGGCGAGCACGGGACCACGCAGGCTGTGTTGCTCCTAGAGCAACTCGCGGAGGAATATGCCACGAAAACGAAGGCCACTCCCCGACCTCAGAGACACCCCCTGGTATGACTTCTGCTTGTTATGGAGGCGCATCGGGTGGATCGAGCTCAACATCGCCGACGGAACGATTACCCGATAGCTACCCCAGGGCTACCCGGGGACAGCTTGCAGTCTACACGTTGTGGACTTAAGGTGAGGACATGAAACACCGAATCCGCTGCCCTCGCACGAACCGCATGACCACGTACGAGACGTCTCGCCCCTACTCCCAGGTGCTAATCTCTCAGTTTTGGTTCGAGATCGCGTGCGAGAAACTGCGCGTCGACCGCGACGACGGAATCGTCGGATACCGTTACCTCAACATGGAGTCCGTATGACCAAACGACAAATGACCCGAGTGTCGGCTCTCAAGGACGAAGCCTACGCGGCCGGCGACAACGAAACCGCGGCGCTGTGTGCTGAGGCGCTGGACGGCGACCAAGCTGCCATCTCCAAGCTAACCGTCATGCTCCTCAGCCGAACCAGTGAGCCCAGCAAGCTCGTCGGCCGAGCTTGGGGCAAGCGGCAGTCCATCCCGACCCACCCACGGGCGCACGATGAAGACTAAGGCATGGATCACGCAATACGCGTTGACCGATGGAATCGAGGAATACCAAAGCGTCGAGGTCGACGAATTCGGAGACGCATGGATTCCGAACGGTAACACGAGCCGTACGCGGTTCGTCCGCGCGGTGCATGTCCACCTCACCCTCGATAGCGCTATGACGCGAGCTGAAAAAATGCGCAACGCCAAGTACGACTCACTGCGTCGTCAGGCTGAAAGGATCACCGAGCTTCACATCAGGGTCGTTCAGCGATGACTCTCGAGGAAGCGATTATGATCGCAAGGTATCTAGACCCAGATGAAGTAGGAGTAAGGCTGTTCGAACTGCATAATCGTGTCCCAAATCAGGACGTAATTCGCGGACTTCGCCTTATGCTTAAACACCAGCGCGGACCTGATTGGACTCGCGACCTCGAAGCCGCATGCCGATGGCTACGGAGATTTGAGTAGCTATGCCTCCACCCCCTATCCGTCGCGCCTACCAGCGCCTCGAGACCGACGACGAGTACTCCGCGCGCACCGGAAGTCTGTTCCGCAACCTTACCCACATCGGCGTCACGAGTTGGCACGTCGGCATCGCGCTGCGTGAGGGCAAAGTATCCCTGGCTACAGCCGCCGACGCTGAGAGCGGCATTCGCCGACGCACCGAGGGATTCGACCCACCGATCCCGCAGCTCGCGGCCCTCGAGACCGTAGCCCTGGCCCTGTGTCCACCTCGTCGGATGGTTTGGGTCTATCCACCGTAGCTCACGGGGCAACGTCTTGGCCTCTAAGGTCAAGTCGGCACAGGTCGGCGGTGAGCTCCCGGTGACCTGTGTGCCCCACCTAATCCGTCGTCGCCGGCAGACTCATGCCGCGGCGCAGGAACTCCTTGGCCAGCTCCTCGACGCTGAGTTGTCGCAGCCCGTCAGCAATAAGCTGACCGAGCTCCGTCTCGTACTCCTCGTCCGTCATGCCAGCGCCGCCATTGGCCTTGGCCAGGAGCTGGAGCTTGGTCTTCTCGCGCTCCTCGGAGATCAGGGTGGCGTACCCAGCCTGATATCTCGCAAACGCCCGACACCAGTCGCGGGTAGGTGTACCTGACGGGCTAACGTCGGCCGGGATGACCTTCTGCCGGCCATCCGCATCGGTATCAATCTGTGGCTCCAGGCTCAGCTCGAGTCGCTCCCGGAGCTTGGACAACAGCTGCATGTGCTTGGGCGTCTCGTTGCGGAGCCAGCGGTTCACGGAGTCTGAGTGCATGCCACCTGAGCGTACCACGCTACCCCAGCGCTACCCCAGTGCTACCTGACCATCGGACGAGCCTGGTCGTATAGTGAGTACATGGAGCACATGATGAGAATTACGGAGATAGCCATCAAGTACGCGAACATCGTGCGCGGGGAAGCGGATGGATGGAGCGGCGATCCGGTGCGCAATGGAGAATCGTACGCCTTTGAAATTGGCCGCACGGACGACGATGCCCAGTCGTACATTAACAGCCTCACGGTTGGCGCAACTCAGCTATCCACCCTCTCCGGATTGCCGCCATCCAGTCTGAAGCGCTTACGCGATCGCATCATCCATGGCATGCGATCGAGAACCTAGCTACCCCACCGCTACCCCAACCTGACTTGCAGTCTACATAGTGTGGACTTAGAGTAGACGACATGGACAACGAAATCACGACCGATGACATCGAGGGACTACGCTCCGATGCCGGCGCCGCGGGCGACCTCGAGATGGTGGCCATCTGCTGCATCGCGCTAGGAGACAACTCCGAAGACATGCCGGAGCATGACCGCTCAGTGACTGACGGCATGTCGATGGACCGCGCGTGGGATCGGTGTGTCGAGGTCATCATGGACACGCGTGGGCGTGCCAACTAACATGACCGACGACGAACTGCTTGAGTTCATCCGCAGCCGTAAGTGCTCCGTGGGGTCACACGAAGTCGCCAATCACCTAGACGGAATCGAGCGCCTGCTAGCCGATGGCCGCATCCTGCGCTCGGTGAGCACTGGGAGCGTCTCCTACTACCACTACAACACCCGAGAGCCCATCGGGGAATTCCGCGTCGGCGACCGCGTTCGGTATGCCAGGTCTCCGACGTCATCTGTGTACAAGACAGGCCAAATCGTCGGGATTTTCCGCAATAAGGCGGTGATCTACGACGGAGGACACACGGGCACCGACACGGTGTTGCCGTATAGATTGGAGAAGCCACTGTGATAAGACCGGAAGAAATCAAGAGTTCTGCCTCAATTCTAGAGGCCATCGAGAAACAGTTCGATGCCGCGATCCGCAAGGCGGAACTCGGCAACGAGTGGCCTGCTGTCGTCTATCAGACACCGGTCGGAGCCGGGCTGGATGATATCGACAAGGTCATCAAGATGTACCGCGACGCTGGATGGGACGTCTGGACCGGTCCGCGGTACCGCGCGGCCATCTCCAAGCCGGTGGCGCCATGATTCGACCCGAAGAAGTGAAGCTCATCTCCGACAAACTCGACGCCCGTCTCGCCGCTCTCGAGGCGCAGTTTGACGAGGCCATCCGCAAAGCAGAGGCGAGTGGTGAGTGGCCGGCGATCGTGCCGCATCGCAGGGACGGGGCAACCATCTCGGAACTCTTGACAGTCGAAGACAAGTATATCGCGGCAGGATGGCGGTTCAGCGCAGCCAGGGACCACGACTACCGCGCCGTCATCCTCCGTCCCGTCACATAGTCTGCAGAACCTGCCTGACTATGCTGTACGTCGGCGTCCCGGTGTCGTTCGTGCTGGTCAGCCGACATCGATGAGCCACTGGCACGCGGTACCGCAACACGAGCGTGTTCGAGCTCTGCAGGTTGAGGCCAACCGTGAGTGTGCCTGTGCTCTCCGACTGGATGGTCTGCACGATCGTCGATGGCGTGCTCGAGCTATCGCACAGCAGGTCCACGTGACCCGCTGCGCCACCGGACAGGCTCAGAGTGGTCGTGATCTTAATGCTGGCCGTGTACTCGGTGTCCGCCGTCGTACTGAACTGCACGGCGCTGCCGTTGAGCGCGAGGCTCGGCGTGCTCGTCCCGGACACCAGCGCCCCAGGTCCCGTGGCTCCGGTCGCGCCGGTGGCACCCTGAGAGCCTGTAGCTCCCGTGGCCCCAGCCGGCCCCTGTGAGCCGGTCGGCCCCTGGATGCCCTGCACACCCTGAGGACCCTGCGCGCCGGTCGCGCCGGTAGGCCCTTGGGCGCCGACGTTCGGGTTGACGGCCCACCGGTTGTCCGTGGTGCCCTCGACCACGCCGAGAACCCAGGTTGTCCCGTAGTCGGCCTGGCTGTTTGGTCCAAACGGGAACGCCGTGTTCCCCTTGGAGAACACGACCAGGTTCCATGAGCCGTCGCCGTTGTCCTTAGCCACGACCGCTGGGTAGATATGCGTGCTGTCGTAGCGGTACAGCACGGGCTGACCGATGACAGGGTCGGCCGCCGCACGGGCGGATATCAGAAGAAGACTCAGGGCCAGTAGTTTTCGCATCCGCGCATACTACGACTGCCTAGCGTCCGGTCACCAGCACGATGTGCGCCATCCGGTTCAGCTCAGCCTGGGCCTCTGCCGCGCGCTCCGGGAACTCCCAGGCGCTCATCATCGTGCCAATGGCGATCCGCAGACCGCCGTAGCGCTTCTGGCCGCGGACGGTGTGCGTGACGGTGGTTGCCGCGAACTTGGTGCCGTTGGTGACTGCGATGATGTTCATGCCTCTAGAGTACGGCCGG